GTTTTCTTAAACTTGTGCATAACATCATGCTATATGCACATTTTGTCGGACAAATAAACCTAACAATATGAAAGACAATAAAATAAGAATTACAATAAGAATAAGCAAAGAATGTTTTGATGCCTATTGTTTTTTACAGGAAAAGAAAATTAATCCAGCAAAATATCTTCGTGAAGGTGGTGAAAAATTAGTTATTGAAATGGCACAAAAAAATAAATTTACATTAAAGAAAATTAAACTACCTTTTTAAAAATAATTGCAAAATAATTTTTTTATTCCAAATATTTTATTTTACTTTGTAGTCTCATGGTATTAAAAGGTTAGAAAAATCCTGAAAGTTGAGGCTTAAATGCCGAATATATTAGTAGGGATTTTTTTGGCTACAAATTAAAAATATTTTTTATTATCTTAAAATTTTTTATATGGAAAGAATGACAACAAGCGAAATCGTTAAACTTGAATTAATGCGCCGGAATATGACACAATTGGATTTGGCAGAAAAACTAAATGTAACAAGCGTAACGATTAGTAACAGGCTATCAACTAATGCGTGGAAGCCTATGGAGATTTTTTACATGAAGCATAAACTTGGTTTTAATCTTTAGAGTTATGGCAAAAGACCCAGCTTTTTTGTTTTATCCTAATGATTATATAGGGGGAACTATGGGAATGACATTTGAGGAAAAGGGAGCTTATATTGAATTGTTAATGATGCAATTTAATAGAGGTCATATGACCTCCCATATGATAGGTCAAACAGTTGGTCAACTTTGGGAAAATATTAAGCAAAAGTTTATAATTGATGAAAATGGACTTTATTATAATGTGAGATTAGAGGTTGAACAAAATAAACGCAAAGAGTATAGTAAAAGCCGTAGGAACAATCTTGAAGGGCATAACCAATATACAAAAAAGAAGAAAAAAGAAGTTGCTCATATGACCTCCCATATGGAAGATGAAAATGAAGATGTAATTATAAATGAAGATATAATATATATATTAGATAATGTAAGAAACTTATTTGAAGAAAAGTATATTACAAAACAAACAAATAAAATATTATTATCTCTTTTAAAAACATACAATAAAGAAACTATTGTTAATACAATTATTTCTGCCAAAAATGATTCTTTTTGGAGCAGCCAATTTTTATCTTTAAACAAACTAACCAATAAAAACAAAGACGGAGTTAAATATATTGATGTGTTTATATCAAAATTTAAAACAGAAAATTCAACCGCTTTGACATACGAACAAGAAATTGCACGGTTAAACTTTAAAGATATAAATATCAAAGAACAAGTTGCAGCACTTAAACTTAAATACAACATACGATGAACGAGCAACAAATAAGATACAGTTTCGAGTTAATGAAACAAGATAATGAACTTGTTGAAATTCGTATAATCGGAAGTAACGGTAAAACCTATTCGGGATATTTTAAAGATATTGATTTACTTGTAAAAGAAGTATCACGGTTTGATAATGAAAATATTTACTTTGTTCTGAATAAAATAAAAGATGCTTGTTACTCAAGAGAGCAATGTAATAAGATAATTGAAAAGCCGAAAGCAACAACAACCGATAACGATATAGAGAAAAGGGATTGGCTGTTAATTGATATAGACCCGAAAAGACCGACTGGAGTAGGCGCAAATGATACCGAAAAGCAAACATCTAAACAAACCGCAAATTTAGTCTATGTTTATCTTAGGGATTTAGGATTTTCAAGTCCTATCGTTTGTGATAGTGGAAACGGTTCACACTTACTGTATAAAATAAACCTACCGAACAATGAAGAAACAAAACTGTTAATGCAGTCTTGTTTACAAATATTGGATTTTTATTTTAGTTCGGATGAGGCTGAAATAGACCGTTCTGTTTTCAATGCTTCACGAATTACAAAACTTTACGGTACAACGGCACGAAAGGGAAAGAGTACGGAGGATAGACCGCATAGGGAAAGCAAAATTATAAAAGTACCCGAGCAAATAAAAGAAACGCCAAAGGAACTACTTCAATTACTTGCATCAAAACTTCCTATTCCCGAAAAGAAAACATACTCAAATAACTACGGTAATGAGGAATTTGACTTACGTTATTTTATCCAAAAAAACGGAATTAAGGTTACAAGTGAACAATCATTTAGCGGAGGGACTAAATTTATACTTGATGAATGTGTATTTGATGCAAACCACAAAGGGAAAGATGCAGCCATATTTCAATTAAGTAATGGTGCAATAGGGTACAAATGTTTACACAATTCATGTTCACACTACCGTTGGCAGGATGTAAGAAAGTTATTTGAGCCAAACGCTTACGAAAGAACACAAAGAGAATTTTCCACTCAAAGGGATATTAAACCGATTAAGAAACCACAAGCCGAAACAAAAGAACAAGGATGTAAATTTTTGCAGATGCACGAAATTGAAAACTTTGACCGCTCAAAAATAGTAGCCATACCAAGTGGATTTATTGAACTGGATAAAAAAATAATAGGATTTAACAAAGGGGAGGTATCTTTATGGTCTGGAAAAAACGGTTCTGCAAAATCAACTATTCTAAATCAGGTGCTGTTAAATGCTATTAATGCAGGTTTTCGTGGCACACTTTATTCTGGAGAACTTTCAAAAAATAGAATTAAGAACTGGACACACCTACAATGCGCAGGAAGACAGTTTACAAGACCTTCACAATACGAAAATCTTTATTTTGTTCCACAAATAACTGGGACACTAATTGATGAATGGCTAAAGAATAAACTCTATATTTACAATAACGATTACGGCAATGGATTGAAACAGCTTCTTATTGATATAGAAGAACACCAAAAAGTAAACAAGTGCGATGTAATTGTTTTAGATAACGTAATGAGTTTGGATTTGGAAGAATATTCGGGAGATAAATACGAGGCACAAAAGAAAGCTATTTTACGAATTTGTGATTTTGCACGAAAAGAAGATATACACATTCATATAGTTGCGCACCCAAGAAAGTCGGTTACATTTTTACGCAAAGAGGATATATCAGGAACGGCAGACTTGACAAACCGAGTGGATAATGTATTCATAACTCACAGGGTAAACAATGATTTTAACCGTGCCGTTTCTGATTTTTTTGGCAAAGAATACGCTTGTAACTTTTTGGACTTTACAAATGTAATAGAGGTTTGCAAGCATAGGGATTTGGGTATTCAAGACTTACTAATTGGATTTTATTTTGAGGTCGAAAGTAAAAGGTTATTGAATTACAGACACGAAAATATAGTGTACGGATGGCAAGAACAACAAGAACAGTCTGAAATAAACATTAATCACACGGTAGAAATGGAAAAGGACTGCCCCTTTTGAGCCGAAAATAGAAAGTAAGAATTATTTTGAAAAAGATAATCCGTTTTAGGTAACGAATTGTTGTATGTGTTCGGTTTTGCCACGCACATACTCTTATTCAAAACACAAAAGCCAATTAGCAAAACTGACATATACAACGTGTTATAAGCTGGTTGCGGAATTAGAATTACAAAACTTTAAATTATATATAAATGCAAAACGAAGAAACAAAAATTCAAAATAGCACAGAATCCAGCAATGACGGCAATACTGTGTTAGCAGCAGTGCGGTTATCAATGGAAGAAATATTGAGAGATGCAGTAAGAAGGAAAGCAACTTACTCAGTTCAATATGCGGACTATGATTTAAAAACTTGGACTGCACCAGTAGAATTGACACAGAATAGAATGGATAAGTTGCTTGACGATGGTTCTATACGGAAAGTTCGTTTGGAGCTTGAAATGTAGCATTGATGCTAACGTTTTGCGTATATGAGAAGTGGCACTTGTAGAATGTTGAAATTAAGCACGAATGTTTGTGTGCCATTTCTTATATACGCTGTTAGCAGTAGTACGGATTTAAACCATAAATGCTCAATCGGAGAACGAAACCTTTTTCTTTTCTTTTTTGTGCGGTGGCAAAATATTAAAATAATAAATAAGATATGAATAAAATATTTAATGATAACGCAATAGCAATTATGGATAGAATGATTGCAAAAGAATACAAGGTTGATTTAGTTGTAACAGACCCACCATATCCAACAACATCAAGAGGTTGTGCAGGAAATAGTGGAGGTATGTTACAAAAGGATATTAATAAGAAAGGTAAAGTATTTGAAAATAATGATACTCACGTAAAAGTTTGGGGAGAAAAATTATATCAAATATTAAAAGAAACAGGACATTGTTATATTATGACTAACCACAAAAATTTGCAAGAGTATCTTAATGTTTTAACCGATATAGGATTTCATTTTGTAAAAAGTTTAATTTGGGACAAGGGTAACAAAATAATGGGACAGTATTATATGAGCCAATTTGAATATATTTTGTTTTTTAGAAAAGGAGCAGGAGTGAAAATTAATAATTGTGGTACTTCCGATATAATCTATATTCCAAATAAAAAAACAAAAGATTTAGAAGGCAAAAATATTCACGATACTGAAAAACCTATTGAGTTAATGAAAATTCTAATTGAAAATTCATCAAAAGAAAACGAAATAGTATTTGAGCCATTTATGGGAGTTGGAGCTACTTGTATTGCAAGTTTATTGACAAATAGACAATATATCGGAGTAGAACTTGACGAAAACTATTTTAAAATTTCAGAAGAACGCATTAAAAAAGCGTGGGAAGAAAAAAGAAAAGAAAAAGATTTAACGCAGAAAACTCTATTCGGAGATGGAATGTAGTATTACTGCTAACGACTACGGCTATATGCAGTAGCGGATTAAGAACACTAAACTTTAAATAACAGATAAAATATGATAGTAGAACAAATGTTAAAAAACGCACCGAAACCGCTATTGCATATAGCCGATGTTAGTGGTAGTGCTTTATTTCAAGGCGATTGCTTGGATATTATGCCTTTAATACCAGATAAATCGGTTCAGTTAATTATACTTGACCCGCCTTATTTTGAGGTAAAAGGTGATTTTGATTTTGTGTTTGAAAGCGAAACACAATACCTCGAATTTATAGAAAGTGTTATTATTGAAAGCAAAAGAGCATTAAAACAAGATGGCAGTTTATTTTTGTATTGCAGTCAAGAAATGGGAGCTTACATTGATTTAATGTTGCGTAAATACTTTGCAATAAAAAATAGACTGATTTGGTATAGAAGCGGGGGAGTATCCCCAAGAAAAAAATTTAAAGTATCTCACGAACCTTTATTTTATTGTGTAAATGATATTGATAACCACACTTGGAATTTAGATGACATAAGAGTGAAAAGTATTTATGCAGACAAAGACAAAAGATTAAACCCACTTGGTAAAAGCCCTGATGATGTTTGGTATATTCCTAACTTAGTAGGCAGAAAATCTGAAAAAGTTGACCACCCAACACAAAAACCATTAGAGATATGCGATAGGATAATTAAATGCAGCACAAACGAAAATGATATTGTTTTAATACCTTTTGCTGGGAGTGGGAGTGAATTAGTAAAATCAAAGGAACTCAACCGTAAATTTATCGGAATATAAAAAGAACCTAAATATTATGAGATTGCCTGT